ACTTCGCCACCGGCGACGCTGGCGACCTCGTAGACCTGTGGGCAGCCGCAAAGCGAATAACGCTCAAGGAAGCGTTTTTTGAAGCACACCGCTACCTCGGTATACCCGACCCGTCTTTCGTGGCTCCTACCCGGGTCTATTCGCGCCCAAGCCGCCCTGCAGTGGTAAGCCCTGCCGGTCGAGTGCTCAAGTATCTGACCGAAGAGCGAAAGTTGTCCCTGGAGACGATCCGCGCGTTCAAGGTTGCCGCCAGCAAGGAGGACGATTCGATTGTCTTTCCGTACCTGCGGGATGCCGAGCTGATCAACCTGAAGCATCTCGCACTCGAGCGCGACAGCAAGGGCAAGAAACGGACTTGGCAATCGGCTGGCGCTGAGCCGTGCCTGTTCGGCTGGGATCTGGTTCCCGACAGCGCCAAGGCTGTGCTGATCGTTGAGGGTGAGCTGGACGCCATGAGCCTCTACGAGTACGGGATCGCCGCTCTGTCGGTCAATCAGGGCGCAGGAAATCACCAATGGATCGACAGCGACTTTGACCGCCTGGAGCGCTTCCCGGAGATCTTCCTCTGGTTCGACAACGACGATGCCGGGCAGAAGGGCGCACGTGAAGTTGCGCAACGTCTGGGCTTGGATCGCTGCCGGATCGTCAAATTCCGCCTGAAGGATGCCAACGAGGCATTGCAGCAAGGCGTAACGACAGAGGAGATCGGTGAAGCGCTGGATGCTGCGGAACGTATTGAGCCCACAGATCTGCGGTCTCCTGCCGCGTATCTGGATGACGTGCTCGCGATGTTCCGGGACGGTCCCGTCAACACCGTTGGCGCGGGGCTTCCGTGGCCGGCATGGTCCGACAAGGTACGGCTCCGCCCCGCTGAACTGTCGATTTGGACCGGCATCAATGGTCACGGTAAGAGCGACCTGTTAGGGCAGGTCTGCGTGGATCTCATCCGCCAAGGCGAGCGGGTTTGCATCTTCTCCGGCGAGATGAAGCCAGCCACCGTCCTGCGCCATCTGACCATTCAGGCCTGCGCCACCTCAACGCCGACCGAGAGGTTTGTGCGTGCCGCAAATGACTGGATGTGCGGCGCTCTCTGGCTCTATGCCCATGTCGGCACGATCAGCCAAGACAGCCTGCTGGAGGCGTTCCGCTATGCAGCGAAGCGTTATTGCGTCACCCATTTCGTTGTGGATTCGCTCCTGAAATGCGGCATCGCTGAAGACGACTACAAGGCGCAGAAGGCGTTTCTGGATCGCTTGTGCGATTTCAAGAATGAGTTCAACGCCCATGTCCACTTGGTGGCCCACGCCCGCAAAGGCGAAAGCGAGGACAAAGCACCGGGCAAGCTGGACGTTCGCGGTGCGGGTGCGATTACCGACCTGGCTGACAACGTATTCACGGTCTGGCGCAACAAGCGCAAGGAACTCGCTGGGGAGGAGGCGGACGGGGATGTGGAAGACGCGCGCCTGTATTGCCACAAGCAGCGCGCAACCGGCTACGAGGGTGCGTTACGGCTCTGGTTTGACACCAGCAGTCTGCAGTTCAGCCAACGGGTGAATTGGCACGTGCGGCCCGCTTTCGACTTCCCGGCCATCACAACCCCATCGGCTGGGATTCAGGCGTAACACCTGTTTTTTTCAGAGGAATAGCAACGCAAATGGCATTTCAGAAAGGGCAAAGCGGCAATCCAGCAGGCAAACCCAAGGGCGCCAAGGACAAACGCACTGCGCTGCGGGAATTGCTGCAGCCACACGCCGAGCAGCTCGTGCAGAAGGCCGTGAAGTTGGCGCTGGACGGCGACACCACAGCGCTGCGTATCTGCATTGACCGAATCATCCCCGCAGCGAAGGCGAAGGACGCGCCTATCAGCCTGGAGGGTTTGACTGGCTCGCCTACCGAACAGGCTCAGGCAGTGGTGAATGCACTAACCACGGGTGCGCTGACGCCGGACGAAGCGAACTCCGTGATGGCAGTACTCACTGCGCAAATGCGCGTTGTTGAGGTCGATGAACTTGAAAAGCGCATCGCTGCGCTGGAGGCAATGAAAGATGGCAACCAACATCCGGTCGCGAATTGAGCGACTTGAAGGCAGGCGCCCGCTCGTGCAAGCGGTGGACTTCATCGTCATTTCACCCCTCGGCGACGACAGCGGCAATGGACCGCATCTCATTTGCAAGATGGGCGATCCCGGTCCTTTCCATCTGGTCCCGGCTCATCTGCGCCTGGATGACCCAAGGGGACTTTCTTTCATCTACGCCGAGAGCTGCAGCGCAGCTGCTACGGCACTTTCGTGAGGTGCTTTGAAATGGCAATGTTTGGTTTTGGAAACTACCCTTCTGATCCTGCTCCGGGCGACTCGTCCGGCATGGGTGGGGGCGTCACGCCTGGCGGCTTTGGGTTTGGTAGCCCCGGCGGTTCGTACGGTGCAAACGCTTCCGGTTTGATGTTCGGTGGCCAGCAGAATCCCGACACCCTGTTTGGCGCCAACGGTGCAACCGGCCAAATGTTCGGTGGTCAAAGCGCTGCGCCGCTGTTGAGCAATCAATTCGGCTTTGCCACCGGCAACCTAGGCTTTGGTCAGCAAAGCGCTTTTGATAAGTACATGCCGTATGCGCTGGCTGCGGCGGGGGCCGGGCTCGGCTATCTCGCCTCACGTCATGGCGGGCAGCAAATGATGGGCGGCGATCCTGCGTCGCATTTCGCTTTCGGCAATCCATCAGTGAAGTTCGCGCCGCCGCCCGCGCAACTTCCCTACATGCATATTTGATACTTGGCGACGCTTCACTTGCGCGGTGATGGGTGGTGAAGCCGTCGTCCGGTTGCGCGCCGAACCGGCATTACCGCTTCGCTGAGCGCGTCAACGACGCTGCCGCAACGGCTTCGCGGCACCGCGCATCGCAGCTCACCTTGTACGACCGACCATACCTAAAATGCGCTAGATCGAAAGATCGGCCCGACCGCTGCTCTTTATCAATTCCTCCCGCATTCGAAGACTTAACAATCAGCTAGCAGCCTGATAGCTTGGGTAAAACGGAAAGGTATGGGAGGGACATATGAAGCGATTCACAGACGCCATACGATTGGCTGTCCAAACAAGTAACTGGTACGCAGCACTTAGCATGGCATTGACGTTGCCCGACGTGTGCGGATCGCTTGTGCAACCTAATGCGGGAAGTGGTGCGCGCTATAGCCAATGGTTTGAGCGATGGGTACAAGGTAAGTACACATTGCAAGTTGGTCATCCGCCAAGAACACATGTCTTCCTCAATGGGAACGACTGCTACGCTCTACGGTGTAGTTATCTCCACGAGGGCGGCGCGGCAATTGCGCATCAGCGCGCGCGGCGGGCTCTTGACGATTTCCATTTCATTACCCCGCCCCCCAACGGGAACACCATTCATTGCAACCAGTCCAACAGTACATTGCAATTGCAGGTTGACATATTCTGCTTAGATATTGCAGATGCTGTAGATAGCTGGGCTGCTTCCACCGCTAACGATGCACAGATGCAGGGCAGAATTGCAGACCTCCTAGCTGTTCACGATCCGAGCGGGACAATTCGAATCTGATGGCAAACACCCAGCCCGTTTCAGCCAGAGCCACCTCAGCATTTATGGCGATGCGTCGGCTAGCTATGGCAGACTCAACGCGGCAGGCATAGGGTATTGAAAGTGGGCATGTGTTACTCAATCCCTCCAACTAGCGCATTTGCCGTTGGCCTTGCGATAGCCTGGCCCGCCCCGCGATCCGCAGCCGCCACGGCCACCGCCATACGACCTGTGAGCTCCAGAGCGACTGCGAGAACCCCGCGCTTCTGCCACCACAGGGACGCCAACAAGCAGCGCGAGAAGAAACGCTCTCCGATTCATGGTCAGCACCCTTACCAGCGCTGACCATGAGACCGCACTTCGCCGGTGCCATAGTTCCGATAGGTTCCCGTGCCGCGATCGTACGACCAAGAGTTACCACGAGAGTCAATCCCGTTCGTGGTGCTGCCGTAGCTCTGGGAACTCCAAGTCGAACCCGTGTTGCTGTTGTAACCCTGATAACCGTGACCAGTGCTGTTGTAGCTGTTGCCGTTGTAGCTGTTGTATGACGAGCCCCCGTAGTAGTTGCTGCTACCGTACGAATTCCCCGATTGATGCCTGTAATTACTCTGGGCGGAAGCAAGCCCGGACGCCAGAAGTAGTGCGATAAGCGCTGCTCGTTTCATTCCCCTCTCCCTGCTTTGTTTGTTGTTACTCGTCTTCGCGGCTCAACCGGCTTTTATCTAGCCACCGTGCTTCCCATATCGGTCGCCCGAACTGCTATTCCGATACGAACCGCCCTTGTGCGATGAGCCACTACCACCGGTGTAGGAACCACCGTGACTGCTGGTGTGCTTGCTGCCCGAATAGGATGGTCGGCTGCCGCCCTTGCCCCTGGCTTCTGCCGGTAGCGCGAACGCGATGAATGCGCAGGCGATGAGCGCTGTAATGGCTCGCATCGTGAACTCCTCCCAGAGTGTTTTTATGTGGCCGTGTGGCCTAGGGGCAATCCTGCCGGAAGCAGCGCGAGTGTCGTGCGAAGAGTTTTTTACATCTGATCTGAGTCAAACCCGCAGAACGGCGCCACATCAACATCTCATACTTGTGCCGAGAGCGCTGCTCCCCGCTATCGTGGGGTGGCCCAGTTGCGTCAGTCTTCGCAGGCTATCGCAGGCACGAACAGATGCCGACACACAACTAGAG